TGAGAGCAAAAGAGTAAACCACTCATCCTTCCATGAGGTCTTAGCTTGCTCGGCCATGAGCTGCTCCCACGAGGCCGTATTAGCTATTAGCTGTAGCTCTTTCTCGTGCTTTGCATTGGCTTTGTTCTTACGGTTGTCTAACCAAGTTTTAACTAAGTCAGCTACCGGAGCAATTAAGGCTGTCCACATAAACTTACCTCAACATGTATACAGCAAGGGATATAGCAGCCGTAATAATAGCCCACATTAAACGCTCGGAGTTTTTGACAAACCCGTCGTTTCTTTGGGCTACCATCTTAACGTTATCAACAGTAGCCTCAAGATGATCCATACGAAACTCAAGTCGGTCAATTCTGTCTGTACCTGCCACTACTTTTTCTTCTAGCCTAACAATGTTAGTAATTGCTTCTGATACTTTATCTAGTTTAGACTCAATTCGATCTAAACGCTGCTCATAAGACGTTATAGGCATATTGGTAGTCATATTATTATTCCAAATTTAATAAAGCTTTAGCTCGTCTTACGTCAGCGTAATAAGATAGCTCACAATGGCGCTCCTCCCAAAACACAACAAAGTCAAGAAACTTACGAACTAAAGACCATGCCTTAGATACGTTACGTAGCCTCCACGCTCTGCCACTAATAGATTCATTGGGGTTTAAAGACCAAAGGAATACTACATTAAACCACTGACTAGTTGCGTCTCCTACACGTATTAAATAGTTTAGCAGAACATCAGCCATTGTTGTCTGCCTTAGTCGCTACATGAAAAAACAAAGAATACAGAGAAACAAACACAGTATCGTAATCCATAGTACCTACTACAGTTCCGTCAACAGGGCTGATTAGATTAAAGGTCTCGTTACCATCATAGACTTCCTCAAGAGTCCGCAAGTAATTCAACAGCTTCTCTTCACCTGTCTCGTTGTTGCGTTCTGCTTGAGCAGTCTTAAAGGCTATCTTACGCACACCGTTAATAGGGTTGTAAACATCAATCTGATAGGAGTACTCAAATAGCGTCTTGTCTATCGTGTCAGTTACGTTCTGTGCGTTGTATAGTGTTGGCATACCTTACGCTCCCTTGAGTGCTGCTACTTCAGCCTTGAGTTCGTCTACTTGGGCGGAGAGTTCCTGAATGGCTTTAATCAAACGAGTCTCTACAATACCTAAACCAGACACTTGCTTGTAGCCATCGTCGCCTTCAGATACCAAGTCAGCCCATGCGGTCTGCTCTAGCTCTTGAGCGATGAAGCCTTCTCCTGAGCCTAGCGCCTCATCTTTCCAGTCCCAGCGTACAGGACGTAGGGCCATGACGTTAGCCAGTTCTGACTCGTGGTCTGTTATGTTGTCTTTTAGGCGCATGTCTGATGCGCTTGAGAATGATGGAGATGAGCCTGTTGTGGTTAGTATTGAGCCTGCTGTAACGTTATTCTGAAAAAACGCAACAGTGGGCGTGTTAGACCCAGATGACGTTGTGTTCAAAACAAGAGGGTAGTTACCCGCAGAAGACTTCAGAAATAAACTACCACTTGACAAAAGCTCTGTTCCAACTGATGCAGCACCATCAGTGGCTGTTTTCCCAACCAGCAAGTTGCCGTCGGAGTCTATGCGCATACGCTCTGCAACAGTAGTGCTTCCGGTTCGATTAGAAAACGTAAGTGGAGAACCGTAAGAGGTCGCACCAACAGCATCAACAAACCAATAGTTGTTTGAGCCAGCCGCTGTATTAAGGGTGATTCCTGCGCTGTTTCCGTTGGTTGTGTTAGTGTTCTGGATAAACAGTCTAGCGGCAGTAACCCTAGATGTTAGAGTACTACTAACTACAGTAGCATCGCTTTTTGCAGCATGAAGTACAGAAAGCTCTGAACCGCTAGTGCCAATCCCAACGTTGCCAGTGGAGGTGATACGCATACGCTCTGTAATGCCTGAATCAGTCCCTCTAGAGCCAAAGGCTTGATGACAAAATCCAATATGGTTGCCGTCACTTCCCAAGAAAAGAGAGCCAACTGTTCCAGATAAAAGACCAACATGGTCTGTACCCAATGTGGTTGCATTGATATAGCAAGAGCCTGCCGCATCAGCTACCTCTAGGTTGCTTGGGAATGTAGCGCCTGTGCCAATCCCAACGTTGCCTGTGGGAAGTATAGTAATTGCATCTACGCTTGCATTAGAACCAACAGAGTGTGTAGCTATACCTGTAGCTCGGTCATGCTCAATGTTGTAACGGAAGCCCGTCAGATCTAGTTGAGTGCCTAGTGAGGCCGTAGTGACAGAGCCAACAACGTCTACGGCAAACGTATTAGCAGCAGAGCCTCCGGTTACGTCTAGTAGTACTTGAGGGTCAGCTTCGCCAATCCCAACACGGTTAGTCGTAGAGTTAACAAACAGCGTATTGGTGTCTACTGTTAGGTCGCCTGTGACCGATAAAGCACCCTCCGTCGTAATCAGATTGTCAGCTATTGTGAGCTGAAGATTGCTTTCTCCGTTACCATAGAAATGAATCTCGTTGCTGCCAAAGTCGTATCGAATGGAACCCTTGCCAGTATTAAAAGAGTTACGAAAGTCATACCTAGCCTGAAAGTCTGTAGTATCTTGCAGGATAAGCTGCGGTATGCTGCCTTTAATGTGAAGCTCAGAAGACGGATTCACTAAGCCAATCCCTACAGAGTTCGCGGACGCATCAACAAACAGCGTATTGGTGTCTACTGCTAGGTCGCCTGTGACTGTTAGAGTGCTTGGGTTAGTGCCTACCTCAATAACAGTACCGCCTGAATCTTCTGTGTAGAGTCTTTTGTTAGTTAAGTCTAATGCTGGTTCACCTTGCACTAGGTCTCCTGCCAATGGAGCACCAGAGCCATTCTTTAGCTTAATAGTAGTAGCCATTTAATAGGTTTCCTAGGTATTAATATGAACTATTGTCGTTGCTTGTTACTTTTGTTAACAAACAAGAAAGAAAAAGTAGGGGTTTTTAAAAGGAACCCCTGAAACCTCAGACCCTAAGGTAGCAGCTTAGGATTACTCGTCAGCAACGGCCAGAATAAATCCAGCTTCAGGACGATATACTTCAACACCGTAGAGGGTGTCAGCAGTGTACAGAGTAGACAAGTACTCTTGCTTGTACTGAGTCTGTGAACGTACAGACATCTGCTCTGCGTGAACAATGGCGTCACGGTGGAAGAACAAGCAACCACGAACGTCAATAGAACCACCAGCGTTCTGAGCAGCAGTCTCAAGAACAGGAGCATTGCTTGATACGTATACGTCAACGCCGTACAGGTTACCAATCAGTCCTGACTCAACACCACGACCGCTTACGAAGTCAGAAGACACGTAGCGATCAATACCCATGATGTCCTTACGGACAGCAGGAGGAATTACCAACACACGGCTTTCCATAGGTACATCAGCGTCGTCCATGAGCTTGATCATCTGACGAAGAGCAAGATCAGTGAAGTTATCGCCTGTAGCTACAGTGTCAGCAGCGTAGGTAGCGATACCAAGAGCAGCATTGCTGTAGTAAGCGTTGCTGTTTACCCAGCTAGCTGCGTCTGTGGGGGCCAAAGTTTTAGTACCATCACCAAAACCAGTACCACAGTTGATCAGATCAGTGTCAACCTTAAGAGCCAGAGCATAACCAGCATCACTGGTGTAGAACTGACGGAGGCTGTTGAGTGCCTGTACTTCAACAATATCTTCGATGAAGCGTGAGTACTCAAAATGACGATCAATGGTAACTACCAACTCGTCTTCTACATTCGCTTGAATGTTAACAGCAGTGTCAGCAACTTTAGCTGAAGCAGCGCCACGAGTAGGCTTAGGGATGTGAATGGTGTCGCCTTTCTTGCCAGACATTGACATCTTCTTGACAAGGGGTGACATCTTAAGGTTTTTCTGGTAAGCAGCAATAATTTCATCACTCCAGATTTCTGGAATAAACGTTGCTGCTGCTGTTTTATTGACGATAGAACCACCGCCAACTGTTCCGGGGTAAGTTTGAGTAGCCATGATAAATCTCCTTTAGATTAGGCTATTTGACTCGACCCTCTTGATACGCTTGCATTATCTCATTAGCTAATGCTTGATAGCGTTCTGGGTCGTCTCGCATAAGTTTAATAATGTCAGCACGACGATAAACTTTCTTACGTGACCCTTCAGTAGTACCTCTAGCGTTGCCTGTATTAGCAGCCTTTAGTTGCTGTTTACGAGCCTGCTGTTCAACTTGTGCAGTTTGTTGTACGACGCTTTGGCGTTCTTTCCACAAACTAAACAATTCGTCAGCAGCTTCATAATCAAACTGTTGGTCAGCCTGTACAAACAACTGAGTACGTATCTTAGATCCTTTAATCCATTCAGCAAACTTTTCGTTCTTAAGAATACTTTCCATATCTGGGTGCTTAGATTGCAACGTCGATAAAGCTAGTTGTTTCTTTTGAGCTAAAGTGTACTGTTCGGCTTCTTTGATCTTAGGATGGTTCTCAATCGCCTTATATACTGCTTTGTCAGGATCAATAAAGAAGTCGTATTCGTCTTCTTCTTGCTGTTGTTTTTGAGGTGCTTTTTGTTGTGAGAGTTGTGCTGAAATGAAGTCATCTACAACTTTACGAAGTTCGCCTACTTCAGAACTTTGCTTGCCTAGAGCTTGCTCCGCATTACGGTGCATCTCCACAAGGTCCTTCATAGACTTACCACGGTACTTCTCAGGAATTTCATCCTCATCAGTCTGTGGTTGTTCTTGGGTTACCTCTTGTTCTACAGTAGTATCTTCTGTATCAAGAGACTCTACTTCTTCGTTGTTTTTAATTTCTTCTTCGCGCTCGTCAGTGAGTTGTGCTCTTGCCATTATTAAAATGCTCCGCCTTTTGGTTATGGAGATATATTATGGGGTTGGCTTATTCAGCTTCCCGTTTAGTTCTACCAGCTTTTTCGTGTTCTTTAACCCATTTCATGTGTGCTCCGGGGAAGTCCCCAGAAGACCCATCAAGGATAGTACTCGTGGCTGATAGTATTCGTTTGGCATTAGCGCCACAACCGCACCTACTGGTTGTAACGCCCGCCTCTACAAAGTTTTCAAAAATGTGACCTTGATCACACCTAAAGTCATACACTTTCAGCATCAGTCGTGATCTCTTTGTACGCATTGTCTATTGTTGTTTCAAAGTTGACCAATGAAGCTAACACATTAATCTGACCTTTGCGAAAGTACATATCTGCTTCGTCTTTGATTGCGTTAACATTATTGATAGCTATTATGTTATTCTGTAGTTCAGAAATAAGCTGCTTATAACCATCAGTGTTAAACAGATCAAAATAGTTGTTGTAGTACGTTTCAAGTTCTTTGTCCAAGGGAGGCCTCTTAGGTTGTCTCATGTTTGTCAAGTGTAAATAGTAACAACTTATGTTGTACACTTTACATTATAGCATAAAAAACAGCATTTGTCAATAGTCAAACACTATTTTTGTGAATTATTTACCTTTTTTCTTCTTGTAAGTTACCTTTTTACCTGATTTCTTAGCGGCTGCTTTAGCTTTGCTCATGCCTTCTTTTGTGTAAGCATAGTGTTTTCCGTTAACTACTGGCATAATTACTTCCTCTTTTTGGCTGTTTTAGCTGATTGTTTAAACGCTTTTGCTGTAGGCGCTCCTTTAGATCCGGGCTTTCTCATCTTTTCACCAGAACCTTCTTTGATACGCTTGCGTTTTGCGTGTATATTTGCATACAAACCTTTAGCCATCACCACTTCTCCTTATCAGCCCAATACGCTGCACTCATTTTACCTTTAGCAATGTTTTTAGCGTGTCGTGCCTTAAAAGACTTTTGTCGTGCTGTAGGCTTTTTATCGCCTTTTACGCCCTGTTGCCCAAACCTTATGGTTTTGACTTTATCGCCCTCTTTAGCGACAACTACGTGGCTTTTAGTGGGATGGCTGGGCGTTCTCTTGGGTTTGTTGTACCCGCTTACGCCTGCTCGTTCCAGACGAGGGTCCTTCTTTTTGCTCATTAAGTTTCTCCTCTAGCTCTTTAATTTGGTCTTGTAGCTCAGTAAACCGTGGTTCAAACTTTCGCTCAAATATAGCAACCAGACTGTCCAAATCTCGTTGAGTCATTAACATCTTACGTCTCCGTTATTACAGGTTTTGAGTGTGTGGAATTAAAAGTGAAGACTTTTTAACGCCAGAGTTAATCACTTGCAATGCAGCAATAACACTGTCTAAGTCTCCTGTAACTACGTTTTCTTGGGTTACTGCTGTGTTTACCAGCGAAGATACTGTAGCTGGGAATACAGGAGAAGCGTCTTCAACAAAGTAATAAGGAGTGCTATAATCATCAGAATACAACACTCCAGATATAGCTACGTTACGTGGGTCGTACAACAATTTCCATCCATTAATGAGAAAGTAAACATCTCCAGTAAATCCTCCCGGAATTGGATCTAATCCAGAAAAACGTATAGCTG